TGGGCACCTTGGTGGTGGTTCGGGTTTCCGACGAAGGACTCTATCGAGTTAGTGCGGCGTCCTGTGCAGTCGAGCCTGAGTCCGGCGGTCGCGCCCGAAGTGACGTACAACGACGCGAACGGCGACAAGCAGACGCTCGACCCGTCCACTTACACGGTGAGTTGCGACAAGATTACGCTGAACGTCGGTGCAACATGGCCGCTGACCGACCGCAAGCAGGACTGCATTCAGATAACGTATCCGGCGGGCTACGGTGACACGGCTGACACAGTTCCTTCGCAGTTGAAGCTGGCCGTGATGTTTCTCGCGGCGCACTTCTACGAGAACCGCGCCATCGCAACCATCGAGCCGACATCAGAGACGTACATGACGCTGATGTCGCTGCTACAAAGTTTTCGCAGCTACAGAATACCGAGATAACCATGAGCATTCCTAAGAGACTATCGACCGGCGTGCGCTACGTCAGCGCCGGTGAGTTCAACTGCCAAGTGACCTTCACACAGCCGAACGCAGGCGCGGAAGGCGACGGCACGCCGCACGACGAGACGGTTGTCAAGGCAAACGTCTGGGCGAAGGTGTCGCAGTGGCGCGGCAAAGAGAGCGACAAGGCGCAAGAACGCACTGCCGTGTCGAGTTACAAGATGTCGCTTCGCTATCCGAAGACGTTTTCTGTGGACACGGGAATGAACATCCTGCTACGCGGTCAGCGTCATAACATCGAGTCTTTTGCGGACCCGGACGGGCAGCGCGTTCAGCTAGACATTTGGACGTGGGTTGAGAACGACGCAGTGAGCAACTAAGGGAGCGAGCATGTTAGAGAAAGGCTTGTACGCACTCATCACGACCGACGCTGGAGTCTCAGCGCTCATTGGAACGCGAGCGTATTGGGTGCTCGCGCCTAAAGGTTCCGCTCTGCCGCAGGTTGTTCTAGCGCGCGTGACCACAGAGGATACCTACGACACGCAAGGCGCAACTGGTCTTCGAGATGCGGTCGTGCAGGTGGACTGTTACGCGGCGGACTTCTACGGAAGCCGCGCCATCTCGCTTGCTGTTCGCAAACTGCTGGAGAGCTACAAAGGGACGCTTGCTGATGGCACGCGCGTCTCGGCAGTCATAACGCGGAAAGACTGGGACATGCCTTACGAAGAAGGCGGTAAGGGCTTCGTGTACCGAGCGCTGCTTGAGTTCAGCATTCACCATTACGACGTGTAGGACGGAGTCGAGTGCCAATCAAAATAGACGGGCTGTCAGAGTTGTCGGAAAAACTCACGCACGAGAGCGCTCGCACCGCGAAGCGCTGGCTGTTGCGTTGCGCGGAGCCAGCCGCCGACGTTGTCGTCGCCGCCGGTGAGCAGTCGGCACCTGTTGCGACGGTCGGCACAAAAGAGCACCCGATAGGACTGTTGAAAGCGAGTCTTGATTACCAGACGCGCTTCTCCAAGCCTGTCGCTGGCGAAGACACGCAACTCGTCGTGAAAATCGGCATCAAGCAGTTGCTCGACAAGGACGGGAAGAACCTGATGTGGTACGGCTCGTTGCAGGAGTTCGGAACGCGCTTTCAGCCCGCTTTGCACTGGTTCGGTCGCGCGTGGGAGTCATGCCAAGACAAGGTGCTGTCCGTGTTCGCAACCGAAGCGCTGGCGCGTCTCGCGGACATGGAAGAGAAGGGCAAATAAGTGCAGATACTAACTCCTGATGTGCTGTGCGAAATGATAAACCGCTATGTCACTGCGGACGAGCCCGTGCCGGAACCCGAACCCGCGCCGCAAGTCAGTCCTGTTGACCAAGTGCTTATCGCGTTCGGCGAGTTGGACGAAGAGCAGCGACGCCAGTTTCTGCTCAAGCTGAACGGCTTCCTTACACAGCGCAGATGATGAGTTGAGCGCCGTCACACTTTTCGGAAAATGTGATGCTACTTCCGAGTGTGAGCGTTGTAATGCCGGTGGGCGCGGGCGACAGGTTCTTTCGGTTGGCGCTGGACTGTTTCCGGTACCAGACCTACGAAGGCCCGCTTGAAATCGTCATTCTTGACAACAGCGTAGAGCCAATTGAGCACCTTCTGCCGTGTGATCCGCACATCAAGTATGCCCGCAGCGACCGCCTGACCATCGGCGCGCTAAGGAACAGGGGCAACTCGCTGGCGACCGGCGACGTGATCGTTCACTTCGACGAAGACGACTGGTATTCGGACGACCGCATCGCGGCGCAGGTTGAACGACTTCAGGTGACCGGCAAGGCCGCCACGGGCTGGCACAGCCTTCTGTTCTTTGACACGTCAGACGGACGCTGCTACCGCTACGTTTACGCGGGAGCCGGTCCTTACGGCACAGGCACGAGCCTTTGTTACACGCGTGCGTGGTGGGCGAAGCATTCATTTAACGCCGCGATAAAGAAGGGCGAAGATTACTGGTTTCAGCTTGACGCCGCGCAAGCTGGGCAACTCGATTCGACCGACGCAAGACAGCTTTGCGTTATGCGCGCTCACATGGATTCTACTTGCCCGCCGACGTTCTGTAGTAGTCAGTTTCCGACGGTAGCGCCCGAAGCGCTGCCTGATGAGTTCTGGCGGGCCGTTGCCCCAGCCGCCCCATAAGTGCCCGCTGAAGCCGCCTGTGCGCCGACGTTCCGGCAGGAAACCGGCCCGGCTTACCCGTAACAGAACCCCCGGCACACTGAGCGGGGCAACCCGCGAATTTTCTGCCTGTAAGTAAGGCGAAGACAGCAAGACAAATCGCATCACCGCCCAACTTGGGCAGAAGGATACATCACCATGAGCGCACCTATCGTTGGACTAGGAACGACCGCCGAGTTCGCGTCCGTTCTATCACCTGCAACCTTTACCACGCTGACGGGCGTCCAGTCCGTCGCATTCTCGGGCGACAAAGTTTCGACCGAGAAAACCACCAACATGCTGACCGCGAACGGCGTGGACACCTACATCTCGGGGACCCAAGAGCCGGGCACCTGCGACATCAAGTGTCAGTATGAGCCGGGCGACGCTTCTCAGGTGGCTCTCGAAGCTATCCGTCTCGCGGGTCAGGCTGTGCCGTTCAAAATTGTGTACCCGCTGTCTCTGGGCAGCGCGGCCTTCTCGGGCATCGTCGAGTCGATGACCAAGAACTTCCCGCTGGACAAGGTCTGCACCTTGGATGTGAAGGTGAAGATTTCCGGCCCGGTCACAATCGCGTAACAAGAAGACCGCATCTAGTGTGCTCCAGAGCGGAGCAGCACGCTCGTGTTGCTCCGCTTTTGTAAGACGAAGACGAACACAGCAAGTGAACACAGGGAGAGTATGTCCAAAGAAACGATTGTTCAGTCAGCCGCCACACCCACTATCTCTATCGTCATTCACGGCGAAGACGCCGCAGGCAACGAGACCACGAAGACGTGGAAACTCTGCCTTGACTATCGCGCTCTCGCGAGCATCGAAGACACGACCAAGCGCGACCTGAAAAACATCGAGAGCTGGAGAGACATTTCCAGCGGCAAAGAGTTCCCGCAAATCATCCACTGCTGCCTGCATCGGTATTCACCCGACGTGACGCTGGACGACGTGCTTGAGAGCCTGAACCCGCAGGCGCAGCGCCAACTGAGCGATGCGCTGTTCGACATTACGTTCCCCGGCGTCGTCGCCGCGTGGAAGAAGCATCAAGAAACAGGTGCAACCGCCGTCCCAAACGCGGCGACGGCGACTCCGACCGTTTAGAGCCGCCGATAACAACGTGGGTCGAGTTGTGGGCTGTCGCTCGCTACGACCTGTCGCTGAGTTGGGAAGAGTTCGAAGAGTTGACGCCGTCGATGTTCTACGCGCTCTGTGCTCGGCGGAACATTCATTTTAAGTACGACCGCTTCGCAGCGGGCATGGTTTGCAGCGCGGTCTATAACGTCAACCGCGCGAGTTCAGACAGTCCGATGCTCACCGCCTTCGACTTTGTCAGAGAGCCGAAAGACGCGGCGGCGAAAGCGGAGACGGACAAGATCAAAGCCGTCATAAAGCAGGTCATCGGGCAACTTCCGAGTGACACGCCGAAGGACAGGCTGCACGGCATCAGAAGCAGGACTATCGCTTCGTTGAAATCGCAGGGGCGCGAAGACGCCGAGCAGTTGTTCGATAGCTGCTGGCCGTCTCTCAAACCGAAGGAGTAATTCACCATGCCCGTCGTAGGAACGCTCACAGTTGACCTTGTCGCGAACACAGCTACCTTCACGGCAGATTTGGGCAAGGCCGGAAACAGTCTCGACGGCTTCGGTAAGCAGGCACAAGGCGCTGGCGACGCGATGGACTTCTCGATGCGCGAAGCGCGCGGCTCGCTGATGTTAGTCGAGCACGAGATTGGCGTGCGCCTTCCCCGCGAGATGAACACGCTAATTGCTCAGATACCCGGCATCGGTGCGGCGATGCAAGCACTGCTGCCTATCATGGGCGCGGTGTTCGCCGCGAAGATGATTTATGACTTCGTGGAAAAGAGCAAAGCAGCACAGGAAGCGCTCACTGAAGGCTGGGCTAAGTCTGCGGAGTCTATCGCAACGCACAGCGACGAACTCGGCGTGTCCATCGCGCAGTCCAAACTGAAGATTGACGAACTGCTTGGCAAACCGACGAGCGGCGACGAGCTGGCGTTAGAGATAGCGAAGGCGAAAGTCGAAGCAGACAAACTCGCTGCGAGCCTGAAGAAGGACCTTGACGGCGTAATCGCGTTACTCGACAAGTCGGCGCACGGCGGCATTATGACCGCCATCTTGGGAACGTCCGGCACTGGTCAGGCCGAAGACGTTGCGAAGGGCCTGCGCGACGCGCTCGCTAAGATTCCGCGTGATGCGAAGGACTACAACGAGCAGGCAGCAGCAGCAACCGTGGCAGCGTGGCAGCGCGCGCAGAGCGAGATAGCAAAGAACAACGCCGCCGCGAAGTCGCAACAAGCACAGTTAGAAGACAACCCAGAAGCGGGCGGCGCATACGTCACCGATTACACCGCTGCTAACACCGCTCTGCAAGAGTTTCAGCAGCACCTGTCTGATGTGCACAACGAGCTAGACCTTGTTGGGAAAGACGATGCGTTCAAGAAACAAGCCAAGGACGTAGGCGACGCCGTCGCCGCCGAAGACGCAGCGTTCGATGCTACGAACCGTCATCAACTAGAAATGGACGGTTGGAAGCTGAAGAAGATCAAAGACCAACAGGACATCGCCAAGGCAGTTGAAGAGAACGAAAGGGGCGAAGCTGCTATCCGCGAAGAGTGCGCGAAGGCTGGCGTCAGGTCTATCGACGCGCTCATTGCCGAGAAACAAAAGGAAGTAGACGAGTGGGTGAAGTTCTCCGAGAAGATGATTGAAGAAGACAAGCGCCACGCTCTCGTCATGGCAGAGTTGAGAGCCAAGGACTCACCGGAGCATTCAAAAAACGCCGAGAACAGGCGCTACCACGAGCAGGTTGCGGCTTACGAGAAGGAGCGCGCCCTTCTTATTACTACCGGCCAGCAGCGCATTGCCGACGAGCAGAAAATCGACCACAAAGAAGAAGAAGAAAAACAAAAACACGAAAACGCTCTGAACAGGATTACGCAGCAGGGCGAGCAAAAACGCGCCGATTTGGTCAAGCAGTTCGCGAGCATGACGCTCTTCGAGAACAAGAGTGTGGCCGCTGCAATCGAGCAGATAGGCAAGCAGATGCTGCAAACGATGATTGACCAGACTCTCCAAGCGCTGATGGTGAAGGAAGACGCGAACGCGAGAGAAAAACTCGGCGACGCGAAGACCGCCGCTGCCAACACGTGGAACGCTGTCTCTGCCATACCTGTTGTCGGGCCTTTCCTAGCACCGCCGATGGCAGCCGCTGCCTTCGCCGGAGTCATGGCGTTCGAGACGGGCGGCGAGATCCCCGGCTCCGGTCCTGTACCGATCATAGGTCACGGCGGTGAGACCGTCGTAACAAAACAACTGACGGACCAAGTTAAGAACAACACGGGCAGTGGCGGTAAGCACAACATCACGTACTCACCAACGATCCATGCTCTCGATGCGGACGGCGTCAAGCGAACGCTGGACAAGCACAGCGCTCTCTTCACGCAGCACTTTACGAACACACTTCGAAAGATGAACAGGATTTAACCATGTCCACTCCCATCATGCCAGCTTTGCCTCTTTCCCTTGCGAAAGGTTTGAAAAAGGCTCCCGTGTTTAACACTATCTTTCACGAGACTGCGGCGCGGCGCGGTAACTGCTCTGTTAGCTTGCAGCCCTATGCAACGTGGGCATTCGAGTTCGATCTTGACGCCGTTCAGGGCAATGAGTCCGCCGTCTCATCCGTAATCGCGCAGTTCCTTGGACTTTTTATGGTGTGCAACGGGCGCAACGGGCTCTGGCTGTTCACTGACCCGCAAGACCACGCCGTGACTTCTGCTACCGGCGGAATGCTAAACGTCACTCCGGGTGCTGCTGCTCCGATGTCGAGCGTAGGCGACGGCTTCAGCACACAGTTTCAGCTCGCCCGCTCCATTGGTGGGTTGGCTTGGGACATCATTCAGAACCTGAACGGCACGCCGACGCTCTACGTGAACGGCGTAGCGAATTACGACTGGGGCATCGACGACACTGGCATTGTGTCGTTCAATCCGTCACTCTACGTTCCTTCGCCGACCGACGTGCTCACTTGGTCGGGCAGCTTCCGGTATTTATGCAGGTTCGACGAAGACACGGTTAACGCCCTGAGATGTTTCACCACTAACTCAGGGACTGATCTTTGGAATGTAGATTCAGTGAAATTTTCGTCGGAGTTCGTGTAGCCCCTTGCGGTTACTGAAGCTCGTGTACGTGCTCGATGAGCGCGTCGGCGAGTGCGCGCTCTGCTCGCCAGCGTGCCCACCACGCCGTCTTCGCGGCCTTCGACGCCGCCGACCGGCGAGCCCGCGCTTCAGGCATTGCGGCTGTTGCCTTCAGCGACGCTGACCGCTTTTCTTGCACGTCTGGTCTGTTTTGCGAAACCTTTGAGCGTGCGGACTGTGCCGCTCGCGCTTCAGGTGTTGAGAACGCCGCCTTCATCGCCGCCGACCGCCGTTCACGCACCCCAGAGCCCGCCCAAGCCGCCTTCATCGCCGCCGACCGGCGAGCACGCGCTTCAGGTGTTGAGAATGCTGCCTTAAGCGACGCTATCCTGCGAGCGCGCTTCTCTGGGTCCGCCCACACAGCCTTCTGCGCCGACTGTCGGGTCTGCCGAGTCTTCCTGATGTGAACGCGCTTTGCGGGCTTCACAGGCGTCGGTTTGCGTTGGCGGTCCTTTCCCGATTGCATCTGTTGCCAAAGTTTGACAAGCTCAGACGCTATTTTGCGGATACTGCCGGGTGCAACTACGTTCCGCATTGCGACGGCGCACTCCTGCGACGACAGCCCGACGCGAAAATACCAGTGGACGATTCCACAAAGAATGACAGCGGCGTTTTTTGATATTGCCAACTCACCGTTGTATGTCTTGAGTCGCCGCTCAAGCGCGCTACAGCGCTCGGGAGAGCCGCCATTCATCTGGGCAGCAACACTGTTCCGCAGTGTGACGAGCGCGGGCCGGTCCTTATGAAGTTTCCTTTGCGCGAACCTGATGCGTTTTTCTGGGCTGTCGTTTCGTGGGCTGTAGATGCGTGCTCTTAATTCCATCGCGCGGGCGAGTAACAGCTTCAGTTCCGACACGTTCCCCGCGAACGACGGTGGCGTTTTGCGACCGTGGAACAGCTTATGGGTGTGGGTCTGCATCGCCGCTGCATCTTGAAAAGATAGTCCTGTGGTTTCAAAACCATCAGCGGTTGCATGTCCATCAACGATGTGAGGTCGGTGACCAGCGAATTGGAACTCGTCAAAACTGGGTAGGGTTTGCATCACAGTATCAGAAGAATGTGACGGGATACGATGATTGCGATTCGCCTACGACGAGAGCACAGATTCCGTTCGCACTATTGAAGTGAGCGGTGCCCGCGCGGATGCTGACTTGCAGGCTTGGCTGGACGGACGACACGCCCACGTGCAGGAACTACACGGCAAGCGCGAAGCGGCCAAGGCGTGCTTCGAGAACCTGAAGGCGAAGGCGGGAAGTGATCGGCAGATGAACTCGACCCACGCCCCGAGTTCGGTGTGACGAAAGAGGGCATTCGATGTCCGCAGGCTGGTAAAGGCAGCGAGGAACCATCCGCTGTTCTGACAGCAAAGCGGCGGGGTTAGTTATGTTCTCCCTTTTTCAACGTCCACAACAGGGGCATCGCCCTCCTAGAGGGCCAGTCTCCATTTTCGTCGCTGATTTCCTCAGTGACTCGCGTATTTCGGTTTTACGTGAGTCGGTCGCATCAATGAAATCACGAATAGCATTTTGAAAGTCGCGCCGTTCTTCAGATGTTAGCCCCAACCATCCGTTAAAGACCTTTCCTGTTTTGTCGTTCATCTTTTCTTTCCCCCTAAGAAATCCAAATTAGCTAAACATGTCAAAGTGACCACACACATTGCAATTGGACGAATCCATCGAAATCGGAATCTGCTTGCATCCTTCACATGAACACTGGAATCGCCGCAGGCCCGCCCGGTGCCCATATCTCATCTCTTTTTCTGTTGGGCTGTGTTCTGCATCTTGCGCTCGTCTGGCCTCATCCCTGCTTCGCAGCGCTGTGAATTTCAGTTCAAGATCAGAAGGAGGATTTTCACACTGTTGCCCGAGTTCTCTAAAATCTGAGGAAAGGGCCAGATTCTCTGTAGTTGATGTCCGCGAATAGCTGAGATTATCGGCCCAATTCGCAACAAGGGACCACAAGCTTACCAGAGCCTCAGCCAAGCTGACGATTCCAACCACGAGCAGAAACTTAGGCAAATAACTCGGTGCGATACCGTGGATCACCATCACGCCGATCACTACTGGCCCTCCAATACCGATGAAAGCCAACCAGCGCAGATTCCTCCTGTATCTGCGGCTTCGCTTCAGAAAAATCTGCGCCGTGCCGAAAGCATACAGAGCACGATCCCAAGACTCTTTGCAAATCCGGTCTGTTTCGGCTGTTCTCGGCATCGGGTGTTCGGACCGGATTATACATTGCCACGGAACGTGATTGCTGTGAGCAACCCCGGTGCTGGAAAGGCGGGGTAATCCGGTCACCGGGCGCATAAGTATCGCGCTGGAGCCGCCTGTGCGCCGCGTTGTGGGCAAGGAAAAGGCCCTACCCGAAGGCAGGGCCGGGGTAACCGGCAGGGGTTAAGCGGTTTGGCCCAAGGCAACCGGCGCTGGCGTGACCTTCCTGTGGCGGATCACGGTCGGCCTTTTGTGTGACTTCTTCTTCGCGGCCTGACGCTTGACCCACGCCGCGCTGTTCTTGGCATTCTGTTCCGTGTGATACGGGCAGTATGACCGTCGCTTTCCATCCGGCCCTTTCTTCGGCGTGATTTTGCAACCGGCCCTGACGCACTTTCCTTCCGCTTTCCGCTGCTGATATTCGCTCTTCTTTGGCATGTTTGTTTCCCTCCCGTTTTGAACATCGCTCTAGTGGCCCCACTTAGCAAGCGAGAAGTTCCCGCCCCGGATGACGGGGAACCAAGGCGCAGTGAAGATGTGAAAAACACGCCTGACCCTATTAAGGCAGGCCCTTCTTGCGCCAGCGTTTCACCGTGGCGGCTGCGTTACGCCTATCTTCAGCATTGCGCTCTGAAAGGGAAAGCTCAGAGTAGTGTCTCCGCTGGCTCTCGCGCCACTCTTCGTGAAGGTTTTCGTCCGATAAGCGGGGATCGGGTATGACTTGATCTGCTGGACCCCATAAGCGTCGGAAGTAAATCCAGAGACCAGCGATGAAAACCAGCGCAGATGGAAGTGCAACCGCGATGGACTTGAACACCACAAAAAGCAGATTGCACTCCGATACGGACACTCCGCAAGGTCGTCCGTCACACGTTAAATGTTCATTTACGCGCGGACGCGAAAAGCACGTTAAAATGGTCTCGCAAGCATGGGATGAAAATGCCGACCTACAATCGTGGCGACTACGTGAAGGTTGAGTTTCCCGACAAGGCCACTGGCATTAGTGAGTGGATGTGGCTGCGTGTCCACCACTGCGACGACGAGAAGAAGTTGGTGTTCGGGACTCTCGACAACGAACCTGTCAATGATTACGACGACAAGCTGAAGTTGGGGTCAGAACTCGCCGTGAGCTATTCGCAGATTCGTGAGCACAAAACGGCTACGGCCTTTCTGTCCAAGAACTAATCCAGCCATCACGTTGTACACTCCCACACCTGTGGAAAAATAAAATCCTCACCGCTGGGAAAAATTGCTATCATTCGTGCTATCAAAACTTCCCAGAGGTTCAAGCACACATGAGCAGCAATCACGTGCTGGTCCGGAACGTTCCTCAAGACATTCGGCAATGGATTAGGAGAGAGAGACAACGGGGTCAGATGTCGCAGCAGGAATTTATGCTATCGCTGCTGCAACAGGCGGTTCGCACGGAGTCCACACCACTCCTCCCGTTCAGCGACGAGCCGAGGGTAGAAGTCAATCCGGATGCGCTGCCTTTCAAGTTCATCGACCTGTTCGCGGGTATAGGGGGCTTTAGGACAGCTCTCACCAAGCTCGGCGGCCACTGCGTGTTCTCATCCGAGTGGGACCGATACTCACAAAAGACATATAAGGCGTGGTATGGCGAAACACCACATGGGGACATCACAAAAATCAGCCCCTCTGACATTCCCGACCACGATGTACTCGCTGCGGGTTTTCCATGTCAGCCGTTCTCAATAGCGGGCGTCTCGAAGAAAAAGAGTTTGGGTCAGGCGCACGGCTTCAAGTGTGCAACGCAGGGCACTCTGTTCTTCAACGTAGCATCAATAATGGAGGTCAAGCGCCCGCCCATCGTTCTCCTTGAGAACGTCAAGAACCTTCAGTCGCACGACAAAGGCCGCACGTGGAAGACAATCACCGAAGCACTAACGGAACTCAAATACGCCCTATTCAGTAAGGTTATTGACGCTGCCGCGTGGGTCCCCCAGCACCGGGAGCGCGTCTACATTGTATGCTTAGACAAGGGGGTCTTCGGCGACGACCCGCCCTTCTCGTTCCCGACTCCTCCAAGCAGCACGCCCAAGTTCAAGGACATCATGGATAAAAATCCCGAGCCGAAGTACACGTTGTCCAACCACCTTTGGAAGTATCTTCAGGAATATGCGGAGCACCACCGGGCGAAGGGGAACGGCTTTGGGTTTGGGCTAGTTGACCTGAACGGAGTGTCGCGGACGCTGAGCGCTCGGTACTACAAAGATGGCTCCGAGATCCTGATACCCCAGCCGGGCAAGAACCCCCGACGCCTCACGCCGAAGGAGTGCCTCAGGCTCATGGGCTTCGATGAAAAGACTATCGTCGTGTCGGACACTCAGGCGTATCGCCAATTCGGAAACGCCGTAGTTCCAAAGGTCGCATACGCAGTCGGGCGACAACTCTTGGGCGTACTCCGCTGGCAGCTCACGCGAAAGGCGAATGGCTGTTTGGTGAAAGCAGTCGTGTGAGCCGAGATGGCGACACCTACTGGAGAGCGCGCAATCTCGGATGCGTTGCGAGTCGGCAACGCCATCTTGAAGTTCATTTCGGCAAATGACGTCGGCAGAACAGGCGGTCATCAGTGCGGCTACTATTTACCAAAGCCTGTCTGGGAGATGTTCACCGAACACCCGCCAACAAGAGGCCGGAACGACGAGACTGAAGTTGAAGTGCAGTGGCAAGACGGACGCATAACGCAGTCACGGGTGAAATGGTATGGCAAGGCCAAGACCGAATACAGGTTGACGCGGTTCGGCAGGGATTTTCCATTCCTGACCCACGATAACGTAGGTGACCTGCTCGTCCTCATCCCGGTAGACCACAGGCATTTCATTGCATACGTGCTTGACCTCGAAGACGACATTGAGGACATCGAGGCTGCGCTCGGTGTCGAGATCATCGCTTCGTGGGCTGCGTTCAGGAACGGATCTCCCCAGCTTCCCCCTGAAGACGAGGAGGAATGTATTGACCGCAGGTTCAGGCACTTCGCCGAGACGCTGCGGCAGTTTCCAAGCGGTGCTGCGTTTTCCGAAGAGGCTCGTGCCACGCTGGAAGCATGTGTGCAGGCCTTCGCTAACATGCGGTCGGACGACGCCCTGATACGGTGTATGGACGCGGAGTACAGGCTGTTTCGCGTTGCCGAGCGTCAGGTGTGCGGTCCAGAGATTTCCCGCTTGTTCCGAGACGTAGATGACTTCCTCACTACGGCGTCCAGCATAATGAACAGGCGCAAGGCGCGCGCGGGAAGGTCACTGGAAAACCACGTCGAGTATGTTCTCAATAAAGCGCAGATACCCCATGTGATGCGTCCCAATGTTGACGGAAGACCTGACGTTCTGATCCCGAGCGTCGAGGCTTACAGGGATGCGGCGTACCCGGTGGATAGACTGATCGTGGTCGGCATTAAGACGACGTGCAAGGACAGATGGCGGCAAATTCTCAACGAAGCGCAGCGAGTGCCACACAAGCACATATTGACCATTCAACAGGGAATCTCTTCGAACCAACTTGGAGAGATGCACCGTGCGAACGTCACGCTCGTCGTTCCAAGGAGCATCCAGCGCCAATACCCGAGCGGAAGCGGGATAACAATGTGGGACGTGGAAGAGTTCATCGGCAAGGTTCGAAGGATGCTTGAAGCATGACCGACGTTCTCACGCGCGAGCAGCGTCGCTTCAACATGGCGCAAATAAAGAGCAAGAACACGCGCCCTGAGATGATGGTCAGGACTCTGCTCCATGCGCTTGGGTACAGATTCAGGTTGCACGTTCAAAAAATGGCGGGACGCCCTGATGTGGTACTTCCAAAGTTCAAAGCCGTCATTTTCGTTCACGGTTGCTTCTGGCACATGCATCACTGCAAGTTTGGGAAGGTCGTGCCAAAGACAAACGCCCAGTTCTGGCAAATCAAGAGGATGGCCAACGTTGAACGCGACAAGCGACAGCGCAAAGCTCTGCGTAAAGACTGGTCAGTCCTTACGGTTTGGGAGTGTGAAACGCGGAACCCTGATAGTCTTGGCCGGAAGCTCCGGCACTTTCTCGAAGGTCGGAAAAAGTGAATTTCGTGCGCCCCTAATGCTTTTTGTTGTGCCCGCTCTTATTGTGAGCACGCTCAGCAATCTCGTATTTCATTCCCGCCTTTGGCGTCGGCGGAAGTTCTTCTCCCCTAGCAACCGTTCGCTCCTTTCCAGTGTGCCCGCCTCTTGGTCCTATCAATTCGTAAAGCCCGGAAACGGGCGCTTTCTTTCCGGGGTTGTATTGCTTAGCCATGATTTTCGCCTCCATGTTTATTATCTCTTGCGTGTCAAACCGGGAGAGGCCAAATTCCTTCGGCGCTGGGCAAGTGCAAAGCGCGCGGGCGGAAGTGTTCACGCCCGCATCCGGCACTGCGTGGTCACCACTCTGTTCCCGCCCCGGATGACGCGAACCCTTGGTAACTTTCGGGCCAACATCCGTGCGGAGTAGAAGGGAGAAGGAGGACAAGACCCGATGGCGCGGGAGACACCAGCAGAGATTGAGCTTCGAAAGGCGATGTCCGCTATCGGCCATAGAACGTGGTCGAAAAAGGAACTTAGAGAGCTATTCTCGGTGGTTTTATCGGTTGCCTTCACGAACGCTTCAGACCTATCTGAAGTGATGCTGGCAGCGTGGGCTGTTCCTGAGTTCAGGAACATGTTCATCGCAGAAATAAGAGCGGCATGGGCCGACCCTACCCTCAGAGCGCGGTTCGCAACTGCAATGAAGGCAATGTGGGCCGACCCTGAATATCGTGCCCGACAGTCGGCGGGGATGAAGAAGCCTGAAACTCGGGCACGACTGTCGGAAGGGCAGAAAAAGACATGGGCCGATCCTGAATATCGTGCCAGACAGTCGGCAGCGCAGACAGAGGCGTGGGCACGCCCTGAGCACAGAGAACAAGCGGTGAAAGCAATGGCGGCGGTTTGGGCCGACCCAATAATAAGAAGCAAAATAATAGCAGCCATGAACACAGCCGAGGCGAAGGTTAAAAGGGTGGCGGCGTGCAAAGAGGCGTGGGCACGACGGTCGGAGGAGGCCAAAGCAAAGTCTCGTACCAGACTGACGGCTCTGTCGAGAAGGAATGCCGCTGACCCTGAACAGTGCGCCCGACGGTCGGCGTCGGCGAAGGAGCGGTTAGCTGACCCTGAACAGCGTGCCCGACTGTCGGACTCGGTGCGCAAGAAATGGGCCGACCCTGAATATCGTGCCCGACACGCGGCGGGGTGCAAAGAGGCGGCGCGCCGGAAGGTAGAGAAGGCAATGGCCGCGAAGGCAGGGAAGTGAAGCGCGCGGGCGGAAGTGTTCACGCCCGCATCCGGCTTCGCGCGTGGGGGAAGCCCCTCGTCCCGTTTGACCCCGTGCTAGGCGGCCTATCTCGCTGAAAACTATCGTAGCCGGGTGAAGGCTGCTCACTCTGAAGTCTTGGCATGGTTCGATGGTACCGGCGCGCCAGTGAAGAAACCCCGGCGGCGGTAAAAAGCCCGTAACATTCCCCGGCTACCGTGGGACGCAACCGCGTCCGGGGAGTAATCATGTACCAGTTTCTTGCTGGAGCCACTGTCGTGGCCGTGGTCGCCGTTGCGTCTTACTTTGAGCGCAAGGTGCTGCGGGCCGATGTCGTGAAAATCAAAACTGACTTTGAAGGCGCGGGTGAGAAGTTCCTGCTGACGCTGCGCTCGAAAGAGTCTCAGATTCGTGCGAAGATCGCCAACGACGTGGCGAAGGTCTTTGCCGAAGTGAGTTCTGCCGTTTCTCAGGGCGACGCCACATCGAAGGCGGACGTTCTCCGCATCGTTGAGAAGCTGGAATCTGATCTGCGAAAGGTTATCTAAGAGCGGGCTCCCCGCCCGGCCCGTGCCCACGGCGCAATTGAGAGTCGGACGCAAACCTTCATTTTCCGAACAGTGCGTCGTGGGCTCCACCCGTAACACCTAGCCGCCAGTATGCAAGTATTGCTATCTTCCTCTAACTAGGAAAGTCCCCCAATGTCCACCGATCAGTTCACACAATTTATGGCCGCACAGTCTGCCATAAATCTGACCATGACAGCCGGGCTGTCACGCATCGAGCAGTCGCAGAAAGATATGAGCATCAGGTTATTCGGCGGCGACGGGCAGCCGGGATTGTTGACGAACTGCAAGGAATGCAAGTCGGGACTAGACGCACGGCTCGGAGCGCTGGAAGGCGCGAGGATCAGCACGCGCGCTTGGGTGGCCGGGGCGCTGGCGGTTTTCACGTTGGAAGGCTCGGCACTGGGCTTGTACTTTTCGAAGGTGGCCGGGCACCTTTCGGACCTTCAGCACGTACTAAAACACTAAACGGACGGCGCTGTCATGCTCGAAAAGATTCGGACAATTTGCAGCGTCGCCACGTTGATCGTCTCGCTCGCCGGGCTGCTCCTATTGCTGCACTTCCACGGCTTGCTCTGAGTCCCGCCGGTTGTAGTTGTCATCTCCGAAGCTGTGGTGACGCCGCCCACACTCGTATCCCAGCCCAGCGGCAATCGCGCGCAGCCGCCGCAAGGCTTGTCTCACCATCCAAGGACTGACGCACAAGCTGAAGGCAACTTCCGTAGACGGCATTCCAAGTCTCCACGACCGCCATGCGATGCTCGATTGTAAGGCCATGTATGAACCGGCACGCTTGACAGCAGCAATGTGCTTATCCTGAAGGGCATGCTGTTGATCCGGACCGACGATCTCGTGGCCACGGAGTGCTTTTTTAGTCGCAGCAAGATTGATGGCCGCGTAGTCCCATGACGCGGGGATCGGCGTGTTACTGTGGACGTAGCGCCACGCCCGATGTCGGAGCACCGCCTTTAATTGCTCGTCCTGAAAGGCGAAGGGCGGGATGAAGGCGAAATTGTGGGCCGCGCGCCTGTTACTCATCTCAAGATTGTCAACAAATTTCCATCCCGTGGTACTGCTTGCCAACAACCCCTCTCGTTGGTGCTGCTTATAGAAATTACTTTTCATTTGAGTCTCCCATCTTCACGTGCCTCTTTTTGTATTCAGTGCCGCACTCTGCGCATTCGGCGCGTCCAGCGCGCTTTGTTTCTATCCAGACCTGACTTCCGCAGCGTGGGCAAGCATCTCCGCTTCCCTTTCCATTGGCCCACAGGCGTTCTGGTCCGGCACCGATGCCGGTGACCGGCAGAATTACTTCGCGCGTTTTCTTGGGACCGCCCGGAGTGCAAAACGAGCAATACAGAGCGCGCCGTTCACCCTTCCCGATGTAGACCCCGTGCTCGCATCGCCGCATTGAGTTCGTTCTCCGGACTCTCAGCGGAGTGTGACGTGACATTTTCGTTGAAGGTAGGGGGACACCAGAGTTACACTGACGGCATGCTTCTGCTTCTCGTGTTAGTCGTGACCATGCTTGACGCCGCCCGGCGGGTGAGCAAGTGGTTACAAGTGGTAGCAGTTGATACACTCCGCGCCGCCCGGCGCAGCCTGCTCGCCGTAGCCCAGACCCCGCTTCCGTAAGTTCGAGCCTTCCCGATCAGAAACAGGCAAAAACGTTAACCACATGATTAACAAGAACGCCCTGAACCCCACGCCAACGAAAATATTTATTTTCGTTTGTGCCAATTGGCGTGGACTTGCGGCGCTTTGGCCTTTTTATGCCTTGTTACTACAGGGTTAATACATTTCTTCGATTGGCGTGGGTTTGGCCGTTTTGCCAGTGACGGGAACCCTAACAGCGCTCTGGGAGTATGTCCGGAAGCAAACGGGCTGGTGGTTAGGGTAACGGGGTAATGAATGGCCGATTCATGGGGCACCCCGATACCGCGAGAGCCAGCGACCGGGGCAGGGCGTCGTGATCCGCCACTGAGAGCGGCACCGTGGGCACCTTCGCGCAGCGTTCAATCCTGTGGCGGGGCAAGCGCGCGGGATACCTTACCACCCAAAAAGGAGCAACACAATGAAGAAAATTGAGCACGTAATGTCAGACTTGGAAATGGATTTAGTGGTGGAAAATGACCGAAAATTTCGCCACCAACACCCGCAAACTACCGAGGAAACTCACGCAGCTTTCAGACAACTTCTAGACCTCATGGAGGAGAAGGGTATTTTGGGACCCGCCCCGAGCACTATTAACTAACCACTAAAACCAGCCGGGGAGTTGGACGGCAAAACAAGGAGAAATACGATGCAAATACAGGGAGACGGCTACGTGTATGGCAGACGGATGGAGGCAGACGGTCACATGTTTGACCTTGGCTTTGGAATAACAATCACAGTAACCAGCGAGCGAAAGGTGTTGCTGGAAATACTCAACTTCGAAGAAAGCCCTTACCCCAAGGAAGACGACATAACAGAGACTGCGACGGGCCGCGTGTTTTTGAACGCGGTGTTCAGCGCAGAGAAAGAGGAGGCGAAACAATGACAATTGACCTCACTCCGGAACAGGTGCGCTGGCTCGGCGGTCTTCTGCGGGGCTTTTGCAGTGACCCCATCTACGACATGGAAGACGAGCAAGAACTCACATACAGATTCATGCTCCTTCTCCAACTCGAAATGAGTCGTGGTCGTGATGGCATGGACGTCTCGCCGCGTCAGGAACTTCAGATGTGGAATGAACTTTTCGAGCAACGGGCAGCGGAGAAGGAAGCAGACAACAACTACTAGCAAGCCGGGCGTAAGCCGGGTGCAACACAACTAGGTAACAAAGGAGAATAGTTATGGACGCAGCACGCTACACAATCACGCCCGCTGACAGACCCTTTCTTTTGCACGCACTGTCGGCATGGAAAACCCTCCACCATTGCGAACTTGACAAGTCACAACTTCTGACTTGGTTAGAGCGCTACCCGAAACCAGATATTTTGCACGCGTTTGAGATAGTGCAGGTATGGGCTGACGAGCGGAAGCCTTCAGAGACGTGCTATCTGCTGCGAGCCAAGTATGCAAACGGCGTACTGCGCGCTCGCGCACAACATCTCAATAAATGGAATGAGCTTTTTGCGTCGAAGGATGCTCCGACAATCTCGTTGACCCTTGAACAAGCGGAAATCGTTTTGCAGGAGCTTTCCGTTTCCGCGCCGATTTTCGGTGATGGTCACGACGCAAAAAAACACGCCGCACTTCTCATGCCGATTCGAGAGGCACTTATTCAGCAGATTGAAGAGGTGCAGTGATGACTGAAGAACTTGAGCAACTTGCACCCGACGGCTTTGTGATGATTCGGAATGGAATCCGCGAGCACATAGAGGGTGGAAGATTGACGGGCTACGCGCTCGGCGTTTACTTCTACTTGCACTTGACCTGTACATGGAAGACTGGCATCTGCTACACGAACGCGGTCGCTATCGGAAATGTGCTGAATATTCCAACACGAAGCGTCAATGACGCGCTCCTTAGACTGCGGGAGCAGGGTTACATCAGCTATCCAGCAGGTCACGGGCAGCGTGGGAGTTACGCCGTACTCATTCACAAATATCGCTGTACGGTCGGCGCGTTGAGGGGTTATGAGCTAAACGCTTTTGCTGATAACAACTTCGAGACGGTGACCTATGACCACCCGGACGGTGGCCGCGTGGTGGCCGCGTGGAAGCCGCGTGCTGACCGCGCGGAGACCGCGTTGATGGTGCGTGGTGGCCGCGTGCTGACCGCGTGTATTCAAGACAGTAAAGACTGTTACAAGCCCGCTGCAAGCGTAGAAGAAAGGCCAGACGGTCAAGCCAGCCAAGCCAGCCAGCCAAGAGAACCGCGTTCGGAAAACGAAAACGGCGGGCCGGCGGGCGGGAGCTTGTCTTTGAATCTTGGGGTTAGCACCCCAAGCCCGCTTAGAGCAACACCAACACCCGCTGGCCATGAGAAGGACAAGGGCAACACCGATGAAGAGCGCTGGAAGCACTTCATCGCTGACACCAAGGGCGGACTGCCAGATTCAATGAAGTACTCCATACCAAAGCTAGAAACAATTCCCTTGGTATTGGCGAGAGCGAATGCTCAGAAGAGCAGTAGGTACAACACAAAAGCGGAATCCTTAGCGATGGGCATCAGTGATTGGGCAGAAGGCAGAAGTCCGTCGCTGGATGGATTGAAATGCTTTCGATGGGAAGCGTGGCTAAAAGAAACAGAAACGGAGTTCACAAAATTAACCAACTAATCGCGCTCGCTTTGCGAGCAGAAAAAGGAGCAATGAAATGAGCACACCCTATCAACAAACAGAAGAGAACCTAATCCGGATGGTTGCAGACCCCAACTTCCGCGCCGTCCGCGTGGAGGAATATCGGGGCCACGACATCATTCCGGCGGAAGCGGTTGCGGCACCGACAGATGAGCCCTACACCGGACTCGTAATCATGGATGAAAACAACTACGTCGTTTCCGACGGGCTCGACACCGTCGAAAATGCAAAGAAGTTCATCGACCGCTGGCTTGATGAAGGCTGGCGGAACGTCGCGGAGAATGCGGTAGAGAAAGCAGCCGACGAAGGCGAGCAGGAACGGACACGTCTCATCGTCGCTGAAATTCGTCGGCGGTGGGGCCATTTTAAAGGAGTTCAGGGTGCAGACTACATCGAAAGTCTTAGGCAGGAAGGGGTGAATGAAAATGAGTCCGCAGCCAGAGCTTAACTTCTTCCAAGGCGAAACCTTCGAGCCCGCTCGTGACGGAGCGCGGCTCAACCGGCAGCTCGACGCTGTCCGGAAACTGATGAGCGACGGCAAGTGGCGGACGTTGGAGCAGATATCCGAAGCGACCGGCGCACCACAAGCCAGCGTCAGCGCGCGGCTACGGGATAGTCGGACCGTCCGGGGTGGCAGCTTCATCGTTGAGCGGCGTTATGTATCTCGTGGATTGCACGAGTACAGGTTCGCTGGCCACCAGAATTGAACACAGGGCGTCAGAAACCGCGCTCGGCTGCATAGCAAGGCCGAGCATGGTAGCGGAAGCCAAGAACAGAAAAAGCAAGGGTTCGCCGGTCCCGCGTGGAAGACCCCACGCCCTACCGTCAAAGACATGGCGAACGTGACACTCGGCGCTTCACGGGGACCGCAACTGCGCGGTCGAATCCACTGCCGCTTACTACCAGACGGCTCCAAACCATAAGGAGTCGTGCGTGCCCGCATTATCCGAACCTTTGACCACCGAGTTGCTGCCCTGCCCGCCCAACGGTACCATTGCGACCGCGACGACGATACGGCGGAAAAGGGGACCATCCTTGAGCCGTCGTACAGGACAAAGTGGTAGCGTGTTCCAACAGAATCAAAACTCGTGGAATCCAGCAGCACCCGCTTATGGTCGCTTCTGGGTTGACTCTCCGGAGGGCCGAAAGCGCCGGGTAATTTCGCTGGGCGTGTGCACCACGCGCACCGTTGCCAAGCGAAAACTCCGCGAGCACATCGAATCCGAGGGCGTCAATTCCGCAGCGACCCTCATTTCAACCACAACACCGGGTACGACTTTCCGCGAACAGGCAAAGCGGTGGATTGCTTCGCTTGCCACGCGCCGTCGTCGTCCGGTCAAACCCGCCACGATTTTTGGCTGGCAGCACGCACTGGACAAATGGATTCTCCCGACCCTCGGTGATAAGCCAGTGGCCGATGTTTCCAATGCCGCGCTCAAGCTGCTACTCGAAACGATGGCGGCTGGCGGGCTGTCCGCAAAGACAATCGTGAACTACGCGCAGGTTCCAAAGATGGTGGTCGCGTCGGTAGTCACCGCCGAGGGGGAGCAAGTTTACCCGCGAACATGGAACCACGATTTCATGGGGCTGCCCATCATTGATCCAAACAAACAGCACCGGCCTACCGTGACCGAGACGGAAGTTGGTGCTCTTACAACCAGTGCCGCGTATCGTTTCGCGGTCCTGTTCGCCTTGCTTGCAGGTGCCGGATTGCGGGCGGGTGAGGCCCTTGCGGTTAAGGCGACCGACTTCTCGTCAGATTTTCGCGTGCTTCATGTGACGCGTTCCATCTGGCACGGTCTGGAGCAGGACCCCAAGACACCGGCGGCAATCCGCGAAGTGGACATCGCGGAGCCGCTGGCCGCATTGCTGCGGGTGTACGCGGAAGGCAGGACCGGATACTTGTTCGCCACGCGGAGCGGGCGACCGGTTGCTCAGCGGAACGTACACCGGGCAGCCGGTGTTGGCCTTCACGCGTTTCGGCGATTCCGTACCGAGACTCTTCGCCGGGCGCGCGTGCCGGAGGACCTCATCGCATTGTGGCTTGGGCACGCGCCCAAGTCGGTGACTGACCTCTACGCGGGCGGGTTGCAGCATGACCTAGCTTGGCGGCGTGAATGGTGCGACCGCGTCGGGCTTGGTTTTTCAGTTGGGCTAATTGGGGCTAGAAACAACGCGCCACTTGCGTTGCAGAAAGCCGCGTAACCCGATGACAGGGCGGGAAATAAAATGGCTCCTCAGGTAGGACTCGAACCTACAACCCTCCGGTTAACAGCCGGATGCTCTGCCATTGAGCTACTGAGGAGTGGGAGCAACACGCTTGCCTGCGTGCTGAATTGTCAACGAAATCATATCAGAGGCTGCAGCCGATTGGAAACTCGCGAGTCCGAGGTGCGTTGAACGATCAGCAGGCGGCTGTTTCATCGCATCAGCTCACCACCGGTTCTCTCCCGAGAGAGCCAAGATTATTCTTTCGAATCGTGGGCCGCAGGATCATCGTGGGGCATCGCCGCCGCCAGTAGGGCGCGCCCGTGGGCCACTGTTCTGCTAACCTAATCCTCGGCGTCTCGTCCACAACAGGAGTGAGGTGTTCATGCTGGGAGGTTCGCGTTTGCTGACTTTTTTCCTGATTTTTCTCATCGGTGTGGTTGCCCTGGTCTGCGCGGAGGATTCCCGGGCTGGGGATTCCACCGCTCCTTCTAGTCCGAGCGGTCCTCCGAAAGCCAAAGTTGTTCCGGTCGAGGACACCGTCCAGGGGCACAAAATCGTCGATCGCTACCGCTACCTCGAAGATCCGAACGATCCCGACACCCA